CGTTATCATAATCTAGTCCTTCCGATAGAGCACGGAGTTTTTCAATTTGTGTTTCTGCTAAACCATCAGATGCTTCAGCAAAAATGTTCTGTACTTGAGCTTCGACTAAGTCGTTGCCAAGTTGAATCTTAGAAGATGTTTCTTCTTCTAACTTTCCTTCTAATTCTTCGATTCTGTTTTGAAGGTCTGTGAGAATATCTGAATCAGCTTCTTCTGGAATTACAACATTGTGTGCTTCCATTAAGCCTTTTAAGCCTGACATAAAAGATTCTGCTACTTCTACTTTAAGAGAAGACTCTATAGCAACTTTGTTTTCTTCCATCCATTGCTCGCTTAGGTAGTTGATGTACTCATCTACTTTAGCTGACATATCTTCAGCAATTGATTCTTTAGCTTCTGCTATTTGCGAATCAAAAGCAGCTGAATAGTCTGCATTGATATCTGAAACTCTAGCGCTTACAGCAGCTTCAAAAACTGTCTCTGCTTTTTCTCTTAATTCTTCGTCGAGATCTTCTCCGAAGATAGCGTCTATGTCTTCTTTTACTCCGCCTGAATGTCCAGGTGCCATTTCTTTACTTCCTTGACCAGGGGTCACAGATTCACCAGAACCTGATGGACCTTCAACTTTTCCTTCGCCTGCAGCTTTATCAGCTTTACGCTTAGGTGCTTGTTTACCTGATTTAGAAGATATTAAATCTTCACCTTTTGACTCTGAGCCGGATTTTTCTTGTGCGCCACCTGGATTAGGTGCAGTAAAGCCTGGAGTTTTATCTGCAGGTCTTTTATTGCTTCCTTTAGTCACAGGATCAGCAACAGCCGAATTCTCACCGCTGGCCTTAAACTCGTCAAGTTCTACTTGCTCTTCGGCCACAGCTTCGATTTCTTCGTTATTCGAACTTTCTAGTTCATTAGCCATTTTTTTCTCCTCGTGTTTGAGTCTATACTTTCTGTGTATATTATTTATAAATTATAGGTTTACAGGGTATTTAGGAATCGTTCAAAAAGGGCAATTGAATTTTCATTCAATTTCCTTGCTGATTGATGCCCGGTTCTTACAATCTCCTCTATAACTGCTTGACTTTGCCAAGAGTTAGTAGCGGCGTCGTAAACCCATTCTACTCCCTCCATAACACCATTCACAAATGCGTTTGGTGCTGAAGGATCAGCTACAATATCACCTGCCGTAGCAAGTTGAAAATCACCCTGCACTTCGTTAATACCATCACTGTTCATTCTTAGAGACCCCATACCTCTTGAAGAGACACCTAAGTTAGCGCCTTCATCAATTAAAGATTTTACAATCTTACCATATGGAGTATCCATGATCTTTGCTTTACCGACATAATCATTACCTTCTCTTTTAAGACTTTTCATCATATGAGAAACTCTTTCTAAGTTTATTGTTGGTCCTTCTGGATGACCCAACTCTCCATATGCTCTATTATTCTTAACAAAAGTATCGTTATATCGACTTACTTCTTTGTCTAATGTTTCCATTGGATACATTCGACCGTTTCTGTTCTTTATACCACCTTGCATGAAAATACCTTCAATAAAGTAATTCTTACCTTTACCGTCAGCGGCTTCTTGTATATCAACATTTACATTATCAAAATTAGTTTCTGCAATTAGCTTCATTTTTATCCCTCTACTGATACGCCAGCTGCTAATAAAGTAGCTGCTGAACCAAAGACCTCATCTGTTGGGTCTTTCTTTAGTAATACATATTCGGCTGGTGCGACAGATATCATACCTTTAACTACTGCATCACCTGCTGTAGAGGCATTGTTAGATGCTGTTTGTATTGTCACATTTCCGATTGCTGTGTGGTTGTTATATACGCGGACAACAGTTGAATTACTGATGTCTCCTGCGTGAGTGTTGTTTGCTACAAGGGCTGCTTGTGAAGTTTTAAGTTTAAGAATCTCAGCCATTGTCTTCTTCTCCTGCAATTTCATCTACTGTGTTAAGAGCGAACTCTACTGCAGCTTCTGGTTGCTCGTCAAGTAATTGATCAAAAGCAACTAAGTTTTCGTCTGTTAAATTTTCTCTGACAAAGTCAACAGCAGACTCTGCTGCTTCATAGACTTCTGCATCTTGACCATCTTTGTAATGACCCGCACCTGCATTGTCATGTGTCTCATCTTTGTTTACGTTAGCACCTTGGAATACAGCGTTCTGTTCTTCTTCTTTTTCGTATGCTGGATGATTCATCTTTTGAATACTAGACATATGCTTGTCTACAAATCTTTTTTCAGCTTCTGACTTTGGATTAGCGTAATTGGATATCGTTCCAGCTTGTGCTTCTGGATCCGGTACTAAATCAATTTTCTTTAACTCGACTATTTGTCTAAGTGATTTCATTGTTCTTCCTCTTCCTCTTCTGATTCCTCAGGTTCCGTTTCTAATTCTTCACCTTCATCTTCATCAGCAGGTTCGTCAACTAACTCTTGATCTGCTTCATAAGTTTCATCTTCTTCTTCGCTAGGTTCTAAATCTAACTCAGGTTGGACTTCAACTGGTTCAGCATCTGGCTCTGGCATTTCAGTTCCGAACATATCATTTGATATCTCGTCTTTCATACCTTGGACATGACCTGCAATCTTATCTAGTAAGGCATCATTCATAACCTCACCAGCTTTATTAGGCTTGTCGTCTATTGCCAAATCAACTATAGTTCTTGCTGTTTCATTATCTGCCATAATATTCTCCTATTATATTTATATATCTTACACCTGCTCCGGCGGAGCTTCTGGGTATCCATTTGCGCCTTCTGGCGATTCTCCCCCAGTTTCTGGCGCTTCAGGAGGTGGCATTTGGTCTAATTTTTCTTGCTCAGCCTCTGTATCAGCTTCCATCTCTGCGTGCATTTCTTCAATTTCATCCTCAGTTTGTTTAAGAACATGAGTCTTAACCCAATGGCTACTAAAGTATTTACCTAAGTATGGATCCACGTCATTGACTGCACTTAACTTCTCTCTGAAAATTTCTAGTTCTTTTAGTTCTGAGAAATGTGAATCTGTGACAAAGTCATATCTCATCTCTCTTCTTAATTGGGGCCAATCGTCAGCAGTAATAATACCTTTGAGGATTAGCTGTTTTTCTAAAGCATGCTCAAAGATTCTAGAGAACTTCAATCTAATTCTAGCTATAAACTTCTGGAATTTAATTTCGTCTCTAGAAATCTCAGATGCTCTACCGATTGCAAATCCTGTCTCAGCTTCTAATCTAGATACTGGAACATTAAGTGCTCGGTATAATTTCTTTTGGAAGTATAGGACGTCGTCCATCTCTCCCAGGTTCTGTCCAGCTGGAAGAGTAGTGATCTCAGTACCCTTCCCGCCTTCTCTTCTTGGTAGCCAATAATCCTCTAACATGGTCATAAACTTTCGATCATCTCTAAGTTCGCCTGTTGTAGCATCATACACAAGTCTATTCTTGTGCTTGGCCATCATGTCTCTTAGGTATTGTTCAGCCTTTACTTTTGGTAGATTACCAACGTCAATATAAAAGATCCTTCTTTCTGGTGCTCTGGATATCCTATAGATGACCGTTGCATCCTCAAGTACTCTTAATTGGTTTAAAGGTTTGATTGCTTTGTGCAAGTGTGATAATACCATTTTATTATCTTCACTCATTAAACCAGATGTGCAATGTAATATACTATCTTTAGCTATCTTTAAGCCTTGTGTAGTACCTTGAGCGGGATTGACAACTCCTGGCCCGCCTTTAAATCCTTTTTCGTTGTATAAGTAATACTCTTGTCTTGTCTGATGTAATTGAATCCTATTTGGCCCTTGTCCTTTATTTTTCTTTTTGACTTGCCTTACCTTACGGATTTTTCTAGGATCGATATATCTGAGTTCTTGAATACCAGCTTGTGGATTCTCCTCATCTATAATTACATGGTAGTATAATCTTCCGTCAATATACCAATGTCTGAACACTTCATATGACTGTCGTTCAAAGTCTAGCAGATCCTTTACGTTGTGAAATTCTTCTTGGATTTTATCCTTGATATTGTCTGCGACTTGTACTTGGTCTAAGTCTAATTCTACCGTATGTGTTTCCGGATCGTAAACAATCGATTCGTTCACGACATCATCAATAGCATTCTCGCACTCAGGTTGCATAGCCATATTTCTATACCTGGTGACGAGCTCGCCTTCTGTTTTTGATGTATGTTCTAGGTCGACGTATTGACCGTAGACGCCTCCCTCAGCGACTACGACTGCACCGTCGTCTTGTGATTTAGGAACGAACGAACCCAGATCATTGTCTGTGGTCTTTCGTTTGATTTCGAATCCGAATAATTCTGCCATGCTTACCTCATTATATATTTATAGGGGATAATAGTATCCCCTATAAAAGAAGTAAAGTCAACAATTAAGTTGACTTTATTCCTAGTTCCCGTAGCTGCCTGTAGAACCACCAGATACTTCCCACCAATCGTATTGGAAAGTCACCTGGAATTCTTGTAGTACATCAGTTGCGTTCCAATCTACTTCCATCTCAGTTATATTAACTGGGAAGATACCGTTGAATGTATATTCTCTGATTGGTACACCTGTCTTACTAAACTGTGTGACTTGAGCACTTGACTTGTATGATAAGTCAGCTGCTGATCCAAACCCTCTAACGTTTCCAAGGTGCGAGTTGATTGTGTTCATCCACTCTTCCATGGAGTTTCTAATTAGAAAATCTTCGTCGTTGATTACTGTCACGTTCCATTCAGCAAATGTTCTATCGCCTGCAATTTTAACTTTTCTTCCGAAGTAAGGTACTTCAATGAA